TTTTGGGTTTGTTGTTCAAAGTAATCGTTCCTTTGATCTGCGATATCTTTATCAATTTTGCACAATATCAATCCACCCACTCCTATAACTCCAGCGTGTCGACCATCATCGACTGTAGGCAAATCATGGAAGCCTGGGAGTTCGTCTGGTCTTACCGGGACGAATCCTTCACGAAATCTTTTTGAGACATTCGTTTTGTCATCTTGTCCTAATACAGACTCTCTAATCCAACGATAAGTTATACCTTGAGATGCAGCTAATTCTACAGCTTCATCCGGGAGTTCTAAAGCAGAAGGCATTTTCCAAACTTTTGGCCTATTGTCCTTTTCTCTAGTGTCAGCACTTCTTGAAGCCCTAACATCTTTATCGTCAACTACGTTCTCTTTTACTTTTGTCATGATCTTTCTAACCTCGCTTTTTGTATTGCGTAATCTTTAAATGACACTCCAAGCCTCTTAGCTAATGCTTGTTCGCTCGGTGTCAATTCGATACGATTTTGTTTGCGTCCTGTCGATGTATTGCGTGTTGCTGAAGCGACTGTCTGGACGGGTTTATTGTCCGCTTCCACGTTAAACTTATGAGGCAATTCTTTTTGCACTCTGTTATTTAATTCAGTGTAGTACTCATCAGACTCAGTGTCAAAGCCTTCATTTTCCAATTGTCCATGAACAGCAAAAGCAACCGATGTTGCAACTTGATCTTTTCCAAACCAAGTATTCTGTTGAGCCCATGTACGAGCTTTGTTTGATGGTTCTTCATATTGCTCATCAGGTTGTTGAGCAGGGTACTGTTGTTGAGCTTGAGCTTTTTCAGCATAAGCTTCTTCTTGTTGTTCGTATTGTTTTTGAGCTTGTTTGTATTGACCAAGTTGAGCTTTGTCTGAAGTAGCCATTGTTAAGGCTTCAGTTGCATTAGCTATTGCCTCTGAATCTTGAGACTCAGAAGCCAGTTTTAAAGCTTGTCTTGCTAAAGTTATTTGAGATTCAACACGATTTGTAAATTCATCTCCGTAACTATTCTGAAAAGACTTCTGTGATTGTCTTAACTGTTCGTTTTGATCTTTTAAATCTTTGGCGTATTGAACGGCCATGAGTTCTCTTCTTTGAAACTCTTTAGCCTGGGCTACTGCCTTGTTGATTCTATTTTGTGCAAGAGAAGCTCTTTTCTCTACATCCGATAAATCTTTTGCTTTTTCTTCTACTTGAGGAGAGACTTTAAAATCTTCTTTAATTGTATCCTCAGTAACCGGGGATACGTTGTTATTTTCTTCCAGAACAATATCAACTGAGTTTTCTTGAACTTCGTCTTCTACTCTTTTGTGTTTCTGTACTGCAGCTTTTTCAATTTTTTCATCTGAAATTTCTACATCAATGTTTTCTAATGCTTCAATGTTTATTGCTTCTTCTGACATAAGTTACTCCTATAAAGATTTAATATCGTCTGGATTAAAAATGGTGGCAATGACTTCATCGTCATTAATGATACGAACTTCGTGGTCATCTTCTAATCTAAAACGAGTTCCGGCATATCTTCCTATTAAGACCCATTCTCCTTTTTTACACCACGGGTTGTTATCAAATTTGTTTTCATCTTTATAAGCTAGAGGTCCAACTTTTAACACGTAGCATATAACCGTGGACAAAGCTTCTCTGTCTACAGTTTCTTTTACTAATTGAATTCCAGCCTCTGTAACTCCTTTGCCCTTGTATGGCAATACTAGCAAACGCCATCCAGATGGATTTGGCATCCTGTCTAGTAAGGACTTGTCTAGGAGAGTAGGATCTAATACTTTTTGATCTGAGCTTACAAAAGCTTTATCTAATTCTGAAGAGCCTTCAGATTGATTCTCTGTAAGTGATTCTTTATGTTTTTCAAACTCTGTTTTTTCTGCGACTTTTTTATTCATCGATATCATCCATATGCAGCGTATCTTTTAAATCCTCTATGAGTGAGCGGTACGCAGATAACTCTCCCATAAGATATTTGTAATCTTCCATCGATCTTACATTGCCACCAGATATGATGTCAATAGTATTCTTCTCTCTCTGTCTTAAATTTTTAAAAAAGTACTCTGCTAAATTTACAGCGTCCATTGGCTCTCTCCTGCCTTATTTTTTTATCTTTCAAATCTAGGGTCTCTTCTCCTTCTATTAGCGTTAGGGCTTAATGACGGCATCATAGGTGGCATTCTAGGTGCTAAAGATGGAGGAGCAACTGGTGCTACGTCTAATGCTGCAGGCATCATAGGTGGCATTCTAGGTGCTAAAGATGGAGGAGCAACTGGTGCTACGTCTAATGCTGCAGGCATCATAGGTGGTACTGCAGGCATCATAGGAGCTGGTGGTACTGATTTACCCGGTATGTTCAAACCAGCTAAACTAGCTTGTATCTGTTCCATATCAATGTCAGGTATTTGTACAGTTTGACCACCAGGTATTGTAATGGTTTTCATTGGTGGTGCTGGCATAGGAGCTGGTGCTGGTGTATTTTTACTAAAAAGCCCGCTAAAGATTGGTTTGCTTCTGCCAAACATAGAAGGCAATGATGCAGCTACAGGAGATGATGCTGGTGAAGGCATTGGTGTTGGAGCAGGCATTGCCATAGTCACAAGATTTCCAAAATTAGCTTCACCCGTAGTACTAGCCATATCTTCTGGTGTTAACGTACTGCCCGGAGAACCTAAATCTAATTTTGGTGCTAGAGTTGTTGATTCAGCAGGAGCAGGATTTGTTACAGGTGTTCTTCCTACTTCTGGAGTTTCTCCTCTGTCTTCAAAAGTCCTAAATTTTTCTTGAGCATTGGACGCTGATTCTGCATCTAAGTACGTGTAACCTTTTACTGAATCAGGAACTCTGCTCCAACCTTCTGTTGTACTTCCAGTTTTCCCAGTTGTTGGATCAAACCAATGGAAGGTTTTTGAATTAATGTATTCACCACCCAATGCTCTTTTACCTAAATCAGTTTGTGCATAAGGATTGTATTCTGGTTGTGGTGCAGGTGCAGTAATAGGATCAGGATAAACTGGTTGTCCCGTTATTGGTCCTGGATCAAAAGGAGGCTCAGGTTGAGGCTGAGGTGTAGGCATAGGCGGAGGAGGCATAGGCCTATCTGGATATTGTCTTCTAAAGTTTTCCCCTATTGGATCGGGTTTGGTATCAGTAGGCATGAATGCCTGCTCTGGTTGTACAGGAGCTTGATAGCCTTCAGGTGTAAAGTATGCGGGACCGCCTACAACAAGACTTGGTCTTGGTTGCCTAGGTGGCATCGGTGCTGTGGTAATTTCTTCAGCCATACTAGCAAATGCCGTAGAACTTAGTACCTCTTAGAGCTATACCGCCACCACGAGAATTACCTTGTCCGTGTCTTCCGGGTTTACCGCCATTAGCAATGGTCTGTAGATCTGAATAATTAACAGTGCCTTGATCTTTAATGTTAACGCTTGATTTAACGCCTTTTACTTTTTCCATTTTTTTTCACCTTTTTTGTTTTTTGACTTTCTTGCTTCTTCAAGAGCTATAGCAATAGCCGTCTTTGGTTTCTTGCCACTGCTTGTCAATTCACTTATGTTAGCAGATATCGTCTTATCACTGCTACCTTTTTTTAGAGGCATTGGTTTTACCTATTACCTTTCATTATATCCATTGCTTTAAATTGAGCAGACTGATCTATTCTTTCTCTGGCTATATCGTCTTTCATAAGAGCAATGTCTTTTTGAATAGACAAACGTTGTTCTGCTAATTGGTTGCCTTGCATGGCTTTCATAGCATCAAACTGTTGGCGTTGAGAAAACTCTTCACGCTTACGTTGTACGTCATCCGCTTTAATGTCTAACTCTTTGCCTCTTAGCTCAACCAAAGGATCTGGTTGCGGTGGCGGTGGCATAAACATAGCATTAATCTGTTCGGTTAATTGTGATACAACGGCAGCTATATCTTTTGCTACAGACTCTTGCAATTGTTGTTGATACTCCATACCCGTTTCTGGTGGCAACTGTTGTATCTGTTGTATCATGGTTTGCATTTCTTGGTTCTGAGCATTTTGTTCGTCTACAATTTCAGAAGCTCTAAATGAAACGTGCTGATAGATGTGTGCTTGTATTAAAGACAACACAACTGGATTTGACTGTGCGGTTATCGTTCCATACAAAGACATGTGGCTATTGATGTGTGAATCGTGATCTTGTCCAGCAAACGCTTGAGCTGGCATTCCTGCTATTAAACTTGCGTTCTCATTGGCTGGGTCAATTGGTTGTGGTTGAGGAGGTTGAGGCAAAAGCTGTTCAATGTTTTGCACACCCATAGAAGAATACATTCTTCGGTAAGCCTCGTATATACCAGTTGGGCCATGAATCTCTGGATTGCTTTGTACTGTTCTTAACAGTTCTTGAGCCATCATGACTCGTTGACTCATGGAAAAAGTGTTTGGATCTGAAACGGGCAATACGTCTACTCTTTCATCAAAGTCTGTGGCTTTGATTGTTTGATTGCCATTCGATGTGGAATAAGGATAGCTAGGCGGTAGATACTCTCCAAACACCTTGGCTAAAATTTCAAACTCAATTCTTTGACTTGCATGAAGTCTTTTATGAATAGCACTCATTACACGAGTACCACGTTCCAATAGAGCTATGGTTGTGCCTACCGGTGCATTCTGATTGCCATCTCCAACTTGTGTATCAGCAATAGATGCGAAACGCCTTCCGCTGTCAACCAAGATCCCTAGGAGAGAGAGTAGGGTTTGGCTTGGTTCCTTAAAAGGTAGCGGAACAAAAGCGTCTCGCAAACTACCACCTGGAGCGTCCATATCTCTGAACTCTCCGGGTTGCAAAGGCTGGTCATCATTACGAATACGGATTCCACGTGCTTTGAATCCAGCCGGTAAATTGGAAAGCGTTCCAGCATCAATAAGCTGACGCAAGATAGACGTTGCAGCTTTAGATAAACCACCAATCATATGAGTCAAACCAAAGCCATAGAATCCTAGACCTGGTAAAAATTTGTAATGTACGAAGTAATTGATTCTTTGTTTTAGTTGATCGTCTTCTTTGTAGTTTCTTCTAATAGCTAAAACTTTATTGTTGCCGATGGTTACAATGTAAGGAAGTTTGATTCCCGTCTCTTCGCCTTCATCGTCAAGATCTTCAAAGCCCGGCATGTCTAGTTCGGTATGAATCTCATGTACTTTACACGTATCGTCATCGCTGTAATCTGGGCTAACGCCTTGCAAGTCATCTATGCCTTCTTGAATACCATCGAGGTCTTCTGCCGTCATGTTGCCAGAATCTATATCCACATCGCTGTAGAAACCTGTTTGTTGTGATTTGCGTATGTCGTTCATGGACATATTGATTACGTGAGTAATTCTGGTTGCACTGTGCAAGTCTGTAGCAGCGTAAGGCACAATTAAATCTTCACTTGGAATAAACTTAGATACGGCTCTGCCTAAATTTTGATCGTAATAAACCTTTCTAAATGCTGAACCAGACAAGGGTAGATAGAATAACATTTGATCCGTTTCTGAATCGTATTCTTTCATGACCTGCATCAATTGATAGTTCATGAATTCTTGAACACGAGAAGCTTGTCCTTCGGTATCTGGAGTTGTCATACCCAACACTTGTGTCTTAACCGGTCCTTGAGATGGTAGTAATTCGTTGTAGGCTTGAGCTTGGAACTGAGTTACGGATTCAGCCAATAAAGGATGCATAACACCAGCTGCTCCTTCAAATGGTTGAGATCTCTCTTCGTACTTCATGCCCAGGTATTCAAGGCCTTCTTTGTATGTTTTCTCCCAATCGCTACGAGATTCTTTATCAGAATCAACGTTACTCATCAGATCATTCTTTACAGAATTAATATCTGAATCTTCCATTAGGTCTGCTAAATTAGCATAGAAGTCTTCTGGATCTTCAATTGAAGGCAAGGTATCGCCAAAGGCAATACTTCCATCTTCCATCTGTTCAAAAGAATCCATCTCAGGATTTTCTTCAGTCACATCGACTTCGACATCCATCCCCTTGGTTCGGTTTCTAATTTGAAGATCTATTTGTTCTTCAACGTTAATTGCCTTATCTATATCTGCCATTATCTTTTACCTTTTATAAAAGCTCTCCCCTGACCTTTTGTTGCTAGACCACCGTTTCTTTTCTTAACAGGCTTAATAACTTTTAATGTTGAACCGCCATATGAATCATCAAGAGCTTTCTGTATTTCTGGCACATCAGATTTATAAGCTTGTTTTCCTGTTCGGTATCTTTTTTTTTCTATCTCAGAAGGATTGGATTCCTTAATCTCTTTAATAAGTTTCTTTATTAAAGACTTGGCTATCTTTTTAGCCATGATCTATCTCTTAGATTTCATGTAGGCTTTGCCTAGCCCTTTAGTAGCCATGCCACCCGCTTTGTATTTCTTAGGTGCAGATGCATTAGCCATACCGCCACCCATTTTTTTCTTAGGTGTAACTTTCTTCTTAGGTTTTCTAACAAAGTCTATAAGACCTTTATCGCCACCGAACTTTTTATCTTTGCCCAAAAGAACTTTCTTAATGCCTTGTCCTGCTCTACGCAATGGACCTCTGGCTTTGCCCTTTCTGTTGGCGTACTGTTTCAGTTCATTGGCATCGTAGCCTTTCTTCTTTAGATCGTCTTTGGTTACAGC